TTCATCGTCTTCTTCACCAACGAAAAGCTCGATGGTCCTGTCAAGCTCGACATCAAGCTCGTCGAGTCGGACCAAGTCACCGACCAGGACGGTGGATTCAGCACGCTGAGCCTGAACGATCCGAGCCGTAACGCGGACGGGATCATTTACGATGACGACGGCAATCCGGTATCGTATCGCATCCTCAAGAACCATCCAGGAGACGAGACTGCTGATGTGCAGAACACCGTCACTCCGACCCCGGCAGATGACGTAGTCCACATGTTCAAGGCAGACCGGCCTGGGCAGCCACGAGGAGTCCCAGAGATCTCTCCATCGTTGCCTCTGTATGCACTCCTGCGTCGATACACACTCGCGGTGGTAGAGGCTGCAGAGATCGCTGCGAACAACGCTTACTCAATCCAGACCCAGCTGTCGGGGCTCGACATCGACGGGACGGAGTTCGACGTCGAACCTTTCGAGGTTGTCGACATGGAGCGGAACGTCGCAACCGTAATGCCTGCCGGTTGGACTGCTGTCCAGATGAAGCCTGAGCAGCCCACCGACACATACCCCAACTTCAAGAAGGAAATCATCAAGGAGATCGCTCGGGCTCAGAACGTGCCCTACAATGTCGCAGCAGCGGACTCCTCTGACTCGAACTACGCTTCTGGGCGCCTTGACTACCTATCGTACTTCCAGAGTATTGACATCGAGCGCAAGTACCAGGAAGACACAATCCTATACAGGGCGTTCCAGAAGTTCTTACGCGAAGCGATCGCCGCAGGTATCGTACAGACTGACGGCAGTTCGCCAACGGAGCTACACAAGAAGAAGATGTGGTTCTGGACAGGGCAGATCGCTATCGATCCACTGCGCGAGGCCAAAGCGCAGGACATCAAGCTCAAGAACAACACCACGTCCCTCCACGTCGAGTGTGCGAAGGACGGTCAGGATGCAACTGAGATCATCAGGCAGAAAGGGCTCGAGCGTCGGCAGCTTGAGGATGAGGGGATCGAGGATCCTCTCGCACTCCGTACCATGGAGCAAGATGGTTACGGCGGGATCCCAGACGAATATGGTCTCGACGAATAGGGAGAAACAATGCTTCGTCATATCGCACTGATCAAGGATCCAAAGCTCTTCGCGAAGTTCTATGAGAAGGACTTCGGAAAGGGCATCCTTGCCACCTTCGGCATCCACAAGAAGACTGGCAAAGAACTCCTTCAGCAGCTATCGTTCGACCCAGGGGAGTACGAGTTCAAGGCAGCTGCCGACTTCGGTCGTAAGTTCAAAGCTAAGACGTTCACTGAGGGCATGGACATCCCCTCTGAGATCATGATCGAGGCCGATGCTGCGAACCTCGAACTCCTTGCGGCTGAGCCATACCCGGAGAACCCCGAGGAAGAGCCGCTCCGCAAATTCCGCATGGTCGCATACACCGGGAAGAAGATGGTCACCTCGACAATCCCTACTCCTCTCGTCGTCGACCTCGACGGTCTCGACATGCAGGCGGGGAAGTCCCTTCCCATCCTCATGGACCATAAGACCACACAGCGCGTGGGCCATTCGACCAACATCGTTGTGTCAAACGGCGAGCTTCTGGCGGAGGGTATCATGTCCGCCGCGACCAAGTTCACTCGTGAGGTCGCCGAGTCATCCGACAATGGTTACCCGTGGCAGGCATCAATCGGAGCCACGATTCTCAAGGCGAAGTATCTCAATGCGAAGAGCAGCCAGGTGGTGAACGGTAAGGCAGTCCAGGGTCCTGCCCTCGTTGTCGCCAAGTCTGTTCTGCGCGAGATTTCTTTCGTGTCTATTGGTGCAGATGATGATACATCTGCGGTCGCCGCGAGTGCGGCAAGTCAAAAGGAGATTGACATGGGTTTCGAACAGTGGCTGAAGGCGAAGGGATTCGACAAGGATTCCCTCAGTGCCTCCGCACTCACATCCCTGAAGGCGATGTATGACGAGGAGATGGGTGCAGAAAACGATGACGATGCTGGCGACAGCAACGACATCAACGCTGGTGGTGACGTCGATGTTGACGGTGCTGTCGGCACTGCCATCAAGGCAGAGCGCAAGCGCATCGCGGACATCCGCGAAGCATGCAATGGCGAGTTCCCCGAGATCCAGGCTGAGGCGGAAGCCAACGGTTGGGACCTCGGTGAGACGAACCGTGCGGTCCTCAAGGCCATGCGCGAGAAGCGCCCCAACATCAACACCGGTCTCGGCAAGCCAGAATCCGGCGACATGAAGGTCGTGGAAGCGGCTCTCGGTCTCCGCGCTGGGCTCGACGCCGAGGACCTCGAGAAGGATCTCGGCGAGAAGGCTGTCGTCGAAGCTCACGCAGAGCGCGGCATCTCCCTCCGCGACGTCATGGCTGCCGCCATGGCCTCCGAAGGGGTCTCCGTACCTCGTACCTTCGGCAACGAGTTCATCCGCGCTGCTCTCAGCACGGTGAGCCTCCCTGGCATCCTCAGCAACACCGCCAACAAGCGGATGCTCAAGGCCTACCAGCTTCAGAACATCACCGCGACTCGCGTGTGTTCCGAAGGTGACCTGGCCGACTTCAAGCAGAGCAACCGCTACCGGCTCAACGAGCTTGGTGGGTTTGACGAGGTTGGCGCCACGGGCGAACTCAAGCACGGCACGCTCGGCGAAGATAGCGCGGTCAACCAGCTGAGCACCTACGGCAAGATGATCACTCTCAGCCGTCAGATGATCATCAACGATGATCTCAGCGCCCTGACCAAGATCCCCGCCGCCATGGCTGCACGTGCGGCACAGAAGGTGGACGAGCTTTTCTACACCCGACTGCTCTCCAACCCCACCTTCACCGATGGCGTGAGCCTCTTCGACGCCAGCACGCACAAGAACTACCAGTCTGGTGCCGGTACCGTTCTCAGCGTGGACTCCATGGACGCCGCGTCACAGCTGTTCCGCAACCAGACTGACAAGGATGGCAAGCCCATCAATGTCAGCCCACGGACTCTTCTCGTGCCCACGAGCCTCGAGTTCACCGCGAGCCAGTTGGTCAACAGTGTTGCTCTCACCGCTTACGGTGCGACCGACACCGATAACGTCCTCACGTCCAACCCCGTCACCCAGATGGGCCTCCAGGTCGTGTCAAGCCCATGGCTCAACGCCCAGGGGCTCACCGGAAGCTCCAGCACTGGCTGGTACCTGTTCGGCGACCCCAGCGTCGTTGACACCTTCGAGATCGGATACCTGCGCGGTGCGCGGACCCCGACCCTCGAGCGTGTTGACCTCCCCTCCGACATGCTCGGCATGGGGTGGCGCATCTACTTCGACCTCGGCATCCGCGAGCAGGACTTCCGGGGCATGGTGCTTTCGAAGGGCGCAGCGTAATCGTGAGACACTGGCCTGGGGGGGGGAGGATCTCCCCCAGGCATTTTTTGACTTCAAGCCAAGGAGAATGAAATGGCTGATCAGCAGAACCAGATCCAGTATTACGCCACTGGCGACAGCATCGACTACACCCCGTCGTCTGCAGTCACCGCTGGCACCCCCCTCGAGATCGGCGGCCAGGCTGCAGTGCCTGCCAACGACATCGCTGCCAACGTCAAGGGTGCTGTGCAGGTCAAGGGCAACTTCAAGGTCGTGCAGAAGGCTGAGATCATCTCGGCTGGCGCTGGCGTGTGGTGGGATGCCGACGGTGACCCCGTCGGAGGTACCGCAGGCTCCGGCGCTGCGACTGCGACGAAGCAGACCGGCGCTGCCGACTTCTTCCTCGGTCGCTGCATCGAGACCTCCGCAGCCGCTGACGCTCAGGTCGCCATCGAGCTTAACGGCAAGGCCGAGGCTGCCACTGTCGCCGCAGCGGCTGGCACCGACGCCACGATCATCGACGCCATCGCTGACGCTCTGCGCAACGCCGGCATCATGGCCGCCAACTAGTGGTCAACTTGCTTGAAAAGGGATCCGCGTGGCTCCAGGAACAACTCTGGAGCCACGCGGTCACCGAGGCCACCTACAAACGCGGTTCTGACTCCGCCACGATCGATGTGGTACGGGCGGAAACCATGGCGCAGCTGAACACCGAGTACGGGATGAGCGTCGACGTGCGGATAGCCGACTTTCTCATCAAAGAAACTGATCTGGTCATTCCTCCTGCGGTCACGGCTACGAAGCCCATGAGGAATGACCAGATCATTATCGAGGTAGGCGATGAGACCGTGACCTATGAGGTCCTCAGCGAAGGTGGAGAAGACCTATATCGTGAGTCCGACAGGTACGGGAATGTCATCCGCGTTCACACAAAAGAGCTAGGGAGAGTCTAATGGTCACGGAAAACGTACTCGTCACTTCGGGGTCTTCAGGGGATAATTTCACACGAGAGGTTAAGGCTGTCAATGCCGTAGAGGTTGGTGGCTCGAAATCGAGTGGCTACGTTCCGACGGTTCAAGCGGACAATGAAACCGTAGAATGGTCGGCAGGTGGTGGTAGCGGTTCACTCCCATGGCTCGCCAACAATATTTCGAAAGTGTCTGCCGATGTATCTCCAGCGGTGAAAGAGATCAACTACTTGGTTGATGCTTCTGGCGGGATCATAACGATCTCACTTCCCGACGTTGTCGCCGGTAATACTGATTGGTTTGCAATCACTCTTGCCGTTGATTCGAACCATGTCCACGTCACGACCGTAGGCGGTATTCAGCTTATCAATGGTGCGACTACTGTCGGCGTATTCGCTGAAAACACTACCATTGTGTTGAAGGCGAACGGCGTCGATGGTTATGACTTCGTCATGGACACTCGAGTCTACTATCGAACGGTAGAGGTGACGGCAGATCTTGACCTTGGCGACGGTTACGAATCTGGAACGGTCTACCGGGCGATTTCTGCAACCGGCGCACAGGTGACGATAACGATTCCCGATACGTCAGCAATCCACAAAGGTCTTTACGCAAAGTTCATTGTAGGTACGGATAATGGAACGAGCATCAAGCTTGTCACCACATCAGGGGAAGACATCGGCACGAGCGCAGAGCAGTTGATCCTTGAACCGTACAAGGGACTAGAGGTCTGTGACATGGGCGACGGCTATCTTGTCACGCAGGACAGCCGACCGGACGCCGGAAGCGTGGCAGTGAACTTCTTTCCAACTGCGAACGCTTCGACGCTTGAACCGACATACTTTGCACTCGATACGGTTCAACCGGCAACGTCTACGGTCACAACTGATCCGATCACTTCAAGTGATTCGGCCAACCCGCAAAGCCTTGGTTTCTGGATTGATGACGGGAAGGCGTTGGTCGGCGATCTTGAACTTACGCCTATCAATGCATACGGGACTTTGAAGCTGACAAGCGCTTTCAGCCGTTCGATCCGCATTAAGTTTAAGTATTATGAGTATGATTATGATACGGACACTCTTAACCCGACAGCCTTGTCTGAAACTTCGTACTCAGGCGTTATCGACAACACTGCCTTCGAGGAGTTCTTCATTGGCGGATCTCTTCCAGCGAATACATGGGCTGAGACTTCCACAGTAGGCAAGGTGCTTGTCGCTGAGCTTCTGGCGTACAAGAGCGCCGCTGGAGGAGATAACCCGACCCTGGACTTCCAGACGGGGACGTCGCTGACCCGCGTGACAGTTCCGGTTGCCAGCGTCAACCATGCGACTCTCGGCGGTGTCGTCGATGCAGGAACCGGCGTTCCTGACGGACACGTAAACAACTCCAACCCGCTTCAGCTTCCGGAGCTCACCACGACCGAGCGCGATGCCGTGAGTAGTCCTAACGCGGGGATGGTTATTTGGAATACGACAACTGGACGGATTGAAGAGTACAATGGATCGAGTTGGGCACCGGTCGCGGTTCAAGGGAACATCCTCTACAACACCAAGGCAAGCGATGTCATAAACCCTGTCGGTGTATCGGATGGCGATACGGTCGCGAGTGGGGATTACACCGTTGCCGGGTGGGGCGTGGTGCATGACTGTACGCAAGTTGATATTGACTTGACCAGTGGAAGCTTCGGCATCGTCTTGACAGATGTTACTGCTGGGACGGCGGCAAAGTTTGTTCAAGCCGTAGAAAGCTTTGCTGACTACCAGGGAAAGACACTTACTCTTTCCGCTGAGATCGTTGCCAATAACGAGGCTACGCTAATTATTGAGGACGGTGCAGGGACCGGGACAAGCTCAGCCCATTCAGGCGGTGGCGCTGCTGAAACCCTTTCGGTAACTCGCACAATTGACGGAAGCGCGACTAAGCTCCAAGCTGGTTTCGACCTTGTCATCGGCGCGAATAACTACGCCAGGATCCAGTGGATTCAACTCAAGGTTGAGCCAATCGCGTCTGATTACGAGGACTCGAACATTGCTCTTGACGATATAAAGTCAAAGCGATTCTTGCAGGTTCTAGGAACTGGGCTTCATGGCGAATTCAAGAGTACGAGTGAATTCCGAACGCACTCTATCCTCCCGGTGACTATGCGAGCAGTTCCGTCTATGTCGCTTCTTACTACTACGCCGGATGTGGGGCTTGATGCGTCTTTCTTGGTTGGTTCCGGTTCGACGCTCACGGGCGCAGTCACGGCGACGGGGATTCAGTACGCGGATATTAACGGGTTCACTGGTGCAACTGCCGATCAGTTTGCCTATAGCCGTACTGACAAGCTCTTGAAACTCAGCGCAGAGCTAACGCTTTCGTAAGGAGGAAACATGTATAAAGCTTTAGGAAACGGATTCATACAGAAAGGCGGTCAAACGGTGTTCCCTGCTGAGCCTGGAAACCGTGAGTACGACAAGATGATTGCCGATGGCTTTACGCCCGAACCTGCCGACCCTGAACCGGTCAAGACACT